ACTTTTCTAATCCCAAATATGATTACTTTAAATATAAAAAGACAAGAGCAACACTCACATCATTTAATAAAAGAAAAGACAAATATTGGTTCGAGAAATCTTCAAGAAAGTATGGTGACAAAGAAATAGTAGATTTCCTTGTATCAAACTTTGTAGCAGCAGACAATACGAGTAACTTATGGATTGGCGAAATTATCAATTCTGGCGAAAGAAACTACCAAGAATGGATGAAAAGGCAGCAGAGTCTGACTTACTTATTCAAGGAGCAATCGACAGAATTGTTCTCTCAGGCAAAATTAGAGAATGTATTCGACTGCTCGAAAGGTCATCCAATTCTTCTCAAAACATTTCTAAAAAGTGAATTGGCACCCGAAATAATGGTAATCTATGATATAATATTCTCGTATATTAGTGAGTTTGACAAAAAACTTCTGGACCCCGTATGGGAAACCGTAAGTTTAAAAATAAAAAAATACAAACCCTTTATACATATTGATATATTCCAGTACAAGAAACTTTTACGGGACATTATAAATGAGTAGTTTTTTTGATTCTGAACTTATTCAGGAAGAACTTAAAGAAATTCACGAACTCCAAGAGTTTATATACAATAGTATTTTAACTTTTGGTATGATGCCCCGTGAAGATAAACTGGAACATATTGAAAAAATGACAAGACTGCTTGAAAAACAGCGTATTATGTATACAAGACTTTCTCTTTCCGATGACCCTCAGGCAATTGAGATGAAAGAGAATCTGAGAAAGTCCGTTGCTCTGATGGGATTCCCACCGGAAACTGATATGAGTATTCTTTTCGGCAGTATGACAAAAACAATTGAGTCACTCAAAAAGTATCTTGACTGATGAGTGATTTTTTGCTATAATATCCAAGTAAATCTCCCGAATCCAAACTATCCGAGGTATATAAAATGGGTTTTGCCGACCTTAAAAAACAATCTAAACTTGGTTCTCTCACCGAAAAACTGGTGAAAGAAGTCGAAAAAATGAATAATTCTGGTAATTCTTCCGACGAGCGTGTATGGAAACTTGAATGCGACAAGGCAAATAATGGTTATGCCGTTATTCGCTTTCTTCCTGCTCCCGATGGTGAAGACCTGCCATTCGTCAAAGTCTATTCTCACGCCTTCCAGGGCCCTGGTGGTTGGTTGATTGACTCGTGCCTTACCACTCTGAATCAGAAGTGCCCCGTGTGTGAGCATAACTCTGGTCTCTGGAACTCCGGTATGGACTCCAATAAAGAAGTTGCACGTAAGCAGAAGCGTAAACTGACTTATGTAAGCAATATCTATGTTGTCAAGGACCCTGCTAATCCTGAGAATGAGGGTAAAGTTTTCCTCTTCAAGTATGGTAAGAAAATCTTTGACAAACTCACCGAAGCGATGCAACCCGAGTTTGAGGATGAGACTCCTATCGATCCGTTTGACTTCTGGACCGGTGCCAACTTCAAACTGAAGGCAAAGAGTGTTGCTGGTTATAGGAACTATGATTCCAGCGAATTTGCCGCTCAGGGCGCTCTTCTGAACGATGATGATGCTATGGAAGCAATCTGGAAGAAGCAATATTCTCTTGCCGAGTTTGTTGCTCCCGACCAGTTCAAGTCCTATGAAGAAATGAAGAAGCGTCTTGAATCTGTTCTGGGTGGAAAGACCGCTCGTGTTGATTCTGAAGTTGAGGACGAGGATGACTATCGTGGTCCTGCCCCTTCTCTGACCGAAGACCTGCGTAGCGAACTCAACAACCTGAAGCCGACTCGTTCCGTTGCAGTTGATGAAGATGACGATGATGACGCACTCTCATACTTCCAAAAGTTAGCTGAGTGATAATATAGTAAAGGGGGAAGAGAAATCTTCCCCTTTTTTATGGCATCGTGATTCTTGTGTTCTCGGTGCGGATTAATTTCTTGTCAACATATTGAGAAGACTTTTCATAATACATAATCTTTCTCATATCATTTAAGTATTGTTGTAAATATTCGGTTCTTAACAGATAAATGGATCTCTTTTCCTCATTCTTTCTAGTTTCATATTCATAATTACTAATACCAGTAACTGGATTTAATGTTGCCAGGTAATTATTAGGGTTTGGAATAGTAAATGTTGAGTCTACAATTTTACCAGACGCAAGTATAAGTCTTCCATTAGAATCTTTGACCTCTGTGGTTTCATAATGATGTATTGAATTTAGGTCATTTCCATAAACATTTTCGGCATATCTGTATAGGTCTCTATCAGAAAGAGGCCATTCATTTCTAACATTTACAATACCTGCGGTTAATAAAACAACCCAGTCATAATCTGCCTTTCCATAAACTTCTTCTGCAACAGTATCTGGTCTTGCTCCTTCCGGAATCTGATACTTATTAAACAGAGTAAAAACATTCTGTAAGTCATCACGAAGTTTTACACGACGAAATAGATTCTTTGCTCTTACATAATTCTGTGAGGAATTACTGTCGGCAAAAGGTGATTGATATTCTAAGTCTGGAAGCTCTCTAAAATAAGACATATCAGTAACCTACTCCTATATCAGAAGGTTTATAATCTTCATTATAAATTGGATTGAGTTCGGTAAAGCTAAGAGATAATTTCATATGAACCGGAGTTTTATCAGCATAAGTAGCATATGAACCTGAACCCGTATAATTCATACCCATACTTGTCAGAGCACAGGGTTTAAATTTGTTTAGGTAAGGATGGTCCTGATTTCCACTCTTATATTTTAGAAGGAAGACATTTGGTGCTTCAATGAATAGACCGGCACCTGCGGTATTACTACCAGTTTTTGGTGCCATAGATATCTTAAAGATTCTTATAATTTCTTTAACGACATTAGATTCTTTTTCATCTCTTGGAGCAAAATCAAAATCAAAGGCAAAGGACCTTAAATTGACACCGCTAAAGAGTAATTCCATATTTGGATTTAAAACATTTCCAGTTGCTCTTGAAATTAATCCTTGTGGTGTTGTGTTTCCGCCCAATGAATTTACTAGTGCCGAAGTAAATGATTGTTTAATTGCCTCTTGTGCTCCACCTCTAATTAATACTTCTCGCCCGGCTCCAAGAACATTGTTAAGTAATTCTCCAACACCTCCAACAATATTTCTAGACTCTAGAACTTTATTAATTTGGTCTGCGCCGAAAAGAGCAAGAGAATTTAAACTATCATCGCCCCAATTGACCTGATTTGTATCTCCAATATTTGATGGTATTGGTAGTTGTATCGTCTTTTCTGCTTTTTGTTTAGAATTTACTTCTGTTCCCGTAGGAGCTCTGAGATTTCGCTTATCCTCATCAGTCCCAAATCCGGGAGGAACATACTTAATCACACCTATTTCTAGGTAATCATCATTTTTTCCAATACTTTTCTGTGGATATCTAAGAGGTGCCGCAGACGAAGAAAGTTTAGCAGAAGCAGACGCAGCAATTCTTTCCCCATTTGGTGATAAACTTGGTGTTATATTAAATCCGTTTATCATTTATCTTTTTTAGTTATTTATCTTGATTTGTCCGAAAGGTATTCTTCTTAAATCACCGACCTCATTTTTATCCACAATATGTAGAGGTCCAATTACTTCATCAAGGGTATATTGACGTTGTTCTCCCCAGTGGAAGTTAATACCACTAAATCCCCAGGAATAAACATTTGTAACGGCAACAAAAGGATTTGCATCATATCTTACACGAGGAGTCTTTGGTCTATAAACAAAAGTATAAAACTTACCTGCCTGTGGAGACCTTGTGGTTTCTTTCAATACATCAAGTATTTCTAACATCAAATCATCCGCATCTTCTGTTCCGTATAAGTTTTTAAGCAGGGGTTTGATACGGTTCATTTTTTAGAAATCCCCAATTCATTTTCCGTGAGAACTCGGAAGGTCCATCCTCTGTCCTTACAATATTCTCTTGCTGCCTCCCATTTTGATTGATTCTTGGCATACTCATATGCCTCATAGATATATCCTTTGGTCTGCCTTTTTGGTTTGGGTGGTGGCATCGTTTGCTTATAAGGTTTAATCTCAATCAGATATTTCTTAATACTTCCATCAGGTTCTTTGACTTTTATATAAGCATCAGGAAAGTATCTATGAACTTTACCATCTACAGGAGAACGATAAGGAATGGCAAGTTCTTCAGAGGCATACTCTAAAATATTTGCATTCGTATCACAATATTTGAGAAACTTTAATTCCCACAGAGACCTGTATATAATATTAGTCGGGTCACCAAGATACTTTTCTGGAAATGATGGTTTAAATTTTCCCTTATAAGACATCTAAATACTTATACTAATAAGACTCATAAAAGGTATTTAGAGTGCCTATTATCCGTAGAATATCCGACTTTAAGCCACTATTTACAAATCTCGCCCAGAGTTCACACTTTCAGGTTGTGTTTGGTGGTTTGCCCGGTCCACTTTTATCACATCTTGCGATAAGAGGAGTTGACCCATTATTTATTGCTAATGATGCCGGATTACTTTGTTTTTCGGCATCACTACCAGGAACTACATTAGCAACCGCAGATATTACCAATAATTATACAGGAGTAAACGAAAGAGTCGCTCATCGTAGAATCTTTACAGAAATTGGTCTAGAGTTTTATGTTGATAGTAACTATACTACTTTGAAATTCATAGAGCACTGGATGGAGTTTATTGCCGGTGGTTCTAATGAGAATCCATCTAGAGACGGATATTACTTTAGAATGAGATATCCAAGAGATTATAAGAGTGATATGACTAAGATTATTAAATTTGACCGAGATTATAATGCAGAAATTGAATATAATTTCTTTGGACTTTTCCCACTTACTTTAAATTCAGTGCCAGTCCAGTATAATGGGTCTGATATATTGAAAGTAAGTGTCTTATTTAATTATGAAAGATATGTTTGTGGTAGAACATTAAGTTTAGATTTTAACCGTAACGATGATAATAATAAAGTTTCTAATACTATTATCAACAACACTATAAATCAAGCAAATAGGCAAAATAGACTTGCAACAGGAAGAGACGAGTTGATTAATAGAAACCTCAATCTTGGAACCGGTAGACTAGATGATCCAAGACCTGTTGGGGTTGCCTAAGTCGTCTAAATAATTTTAACTGAACTTTTTAGGATATTATGCCTTTACCAAAGATTGCAACTCCAATTTATGAGTTGGAAATTCCGTCATTAAAAAAGAAAATTAGATATAGACCCTTTCTTGTTAAAGAAGAAAAAATTCTAATTATTGCGTTGGAAAGCGAAGATTCCAAGCAAATTGCAAACGCGGTTAAGAATGTCATTTCAAATTGTATTTTAAGCAAAGGCGTTAAAGTAGAAGACCTGTCTACATTTGATATTGAGTATTTGTTCCTCAATATCAGAGGTAAGTCAGTTGGAGAAACTGTTGATGTTTTAATTACTTGTCCTGATGATGAAACGACTCAGGTTCCGATGAGTATTAATTTGGATGAGATTAATGTTGAGGTTGACTCAAAACATTCTCGTGATATTAAATTAGATGATACTCTGACTTTAAGAATGAGATATCCATCTATGACGGAGTTCATTAAAAATAATTTTGATTCTGGCGATGGCGTAAGTGTTGATGATACTTTTGATTTAATTATATCCTGTATCGATCAGATTTATTCGGAAGAGGAATCTTGGACTGCAAGTGATTCTACTAAAAAAGAATTACTGGAATTTGTAGAGCAATTAAGTTCCAAACAATTCAAAGAAGTTGAGAAGTTCTTTGAGACTATGCCTAAACTTTCTCATACAATCAAGATTAAAAATCCAAAGACTGGGGTAGAAAGTGAAGTTGTATTGGAGGGTCTGTCGGCTTTTTTCGTGTAGGTATGGCGCATACTGATCTTGCGTCATACTACAAGACAAACTTTGCTCTGATGCAGCATCATAAATACTCTTTGACTGAACTTGAAGATATGATTCCTTGGGAAAGGGAAATTTATATAACTCTTCTACAAAATTATATTGAAGAAGAAAATTTAAAGAATCAAGCAAATGGCTGATTTAGCACAAATAGCTCAAAGTGGGGTAGATCCTATATCAGGGTCCTATTTGTCTGCGGAAAAAAGAAAAGCACTATTCAGAAGAAGTCAAATATCATCAAATATTTTTGGTGGTGGAGGAGCACTTGTTCCGATTAGTAAGAAATCGGACCCAGAGACTCTGGCAATCGTAAAGTCTCAATCCACATCAATAACTTCTTTACAGAGTCAGGTCAATACTTTAAGTTCTGAAGTTGCTAATTTAAATAAAGTAATATTCATTCAGACACAAACTGTAAATGGAGTGCAAGAACTCGTTGGAAGTTTAAGAGGTGAAGTTACTGGTTTTAATGCTTCTTTGACTAATGTTGCAAAGGCAATTAATACTGATAGTATTCTAGAACAAAAGCGTATTAAAGATGAGCAAGAAGAACAAAGAAGAGCAACAGAATTAGGATTAAGAGCAGGTAGAGAAAGTCTTTTAGAGAAAGCAATACAAAGTGCATTAATTGCTCCGGTTCAGGCAATCGCACAAAAAACACAATCTATTCTAAGTAGATTATCACAGTTCTTTGGAACATTATTACTTGGATGGTTGACGAATCAAGGAATTGAAACTCTTAGAGCAATTTCCGAAGATAATGGTAAAAAATTAATAGAAATTAGAGATAATGTTCTAAAGGCTCTTGGAATTGGTGCCGCAACATTATTCTTATTGAATGGTGGATTTTTTGCAATTGCCGGAACCATTACTAGATTATCTCTTAAGATTGGTGGATGGTTACTTAAGAATACAATTGGTAGATTTTTTGGAGCACTTGGAGGTGTTTTAAAGGGTGCCGGAGCAGCCTTGCTTGGTCTTGGAAAACAAAAACCACCAACAACTACAATAGTTCCTCCAACAACAACACCTCCTGGCACTAAACCTCCAGCACCTCCAACTGCACCAAAAGGAGGTGCTGCCCCACCTCCAAAAGGTGGTGGACCTATGAATTGGTTAAAGGGAAAGGGTGGACTTCTTAATATTTTATTTGGAGGATTTGAATTTGGAAGTAGAAAATTACAAGGACAAACAGATGTTCAAGCTGGTGCCGGAGCTGGTGGTAGTGTAGCGGGGTCAATGGCTGGGGCAGCCGTCGGAGCAAAACTTGGTCTTTTAGGAGGACCAATTTCACCTATTACTGTTCCTGTTGCTTCTTTGATTGGTGGTGGTTTTGGTTGGGTTTTTGGAGGAAAAGGTGCGGATGTTCTTACTGGTGCTGATAAACCTAAAGCAGCAAAAACATCAGCGGCAAAACCACAAAGTCAAGTCATACCATCACCTACCAAAACTCCTCCTCCTGCTGCTACACCTGTTGCCGCTGTAAGTGATAAATCATTTGAACAACAAATGAGTGATTTAAAAGCACAGGCATCTTCAATTGACTTCACTCAGGCACCGCAGTATGGTGAAGTTAATATAACGCCAGAAGAAGGTAATCAGGTTTCATCACAACCAAGTCAAGTAAATATAAAACCACTACCGGCACAAACTAACGGAGTTCCTGCTCAAGTTAATGTTGGTCCTGCGCCAGCACCGGCACCAAATGTAATTTACAGGAGAGTTGGGTCTTCTGCACAACAAAGGTCGGGTGCCGCTCCTACTGGCGGACCCGTAAATCAGGTTCCATCAATATCGGCATCAAATCCAGATAATTTCTATGTGCTCTACTCACAAGTAAATTATAATGTGGTGACATAAGATGGCAGTAGCAGTAAAACCATCCAACAGTCTTCTTAATATTCGTTCTGGCATTAAGTCAATAAAGAATTCATTTTCTGGTCTTAGAAAGAATGCCGGAAATCTTAATGATGTTATGTTGAAAAAAACAAAAGTAAAAAGAGAATCAATAGCAAGAAATTATATACTTTCACAAAGAAGACAAGAACAAGAAAGAAGAAAAAATAAAGAAGACCTTTTAGAGGCATCAAGTATTGGTGGAGTATTTAAGAGGCAGGCAAAAGCAGTTGCTTCAAGCACTAAAGGATTCTTAGGAAGAATTATGGACTTCTTGGGAACCTTATTGGTTGGATGGTTGCTCACAAATTTGCCATCAATTATTACGATGGCGCAAGAATTGATTGCCAGAATACAAAGACTTTATTCTATTGTAACTGGATTTTTTGATAATACCATAAATTTGTTTAGAGGATTTGGAAATCTCCTGAGTGCTGTTGGTAAAAATATTCTAACCTTTGACTTTATGGATAGTAAGGGAAGAGTTGAAGGTGCATTAGCGGATTTGGGTGGAACTTTTGAGGATATGCAAAGTCAGTTTGATGAAGGATTTAAGTTACTTACAACATCTCTTGGAGAAGGAGTTGTAAGTGGTGAAGATGCACAACCCTTTGGAACTCAATATGAGAATGAGAGTATGCAGCAGCAACCTTCTGGGGGAGGATTTTCTGGATCGGGAGTGGCAAAGGGGACACAAATATCTAAAAGATTACAAAAGGATTTGGGATTAAAAGATTATCAAGCAGCGGCAGTTGTTGGAAATTTATTGCAAGAAAATACTAATTTAGTTCCTGATTTACTTGAAGGTTCCAAAAAAGGTCTTTTACCGGAAGCTATGAAAAAAGGAATAGGTTATGGTTGGGCTCAGTGGACTTATCCGTCAAGACAACAGGAACTATTTAATCTTGCCAAAAGTATGGGAGTTGACCCAACAAAACAACCTCTTACGGATGAAATTAATTATGCGATGTTGATAAGAGAACTGCAGCGTCTACCATCCTTTAAGTCAACAAAATCTATAGAAGAGGCATCCAACTGGATTTTGTTTAATTATGAAAATCCTGCAGATAAAGGAAAAAGAGAACAGGGTGAAAGAATTGAAGATAGTCGCAAGATTCTTAAAGGAATGGGAGCGCAACCAATTCCAACACCACAACCAAGACCAGCACCAGCACCAATACAACCATCACAAGCAGTTTCAACATCAGTTGTAGACCAGTTCAAAGGAAAACCGGGAGGGGCGGCAGGGATAATTACATCAGAAAGAGGGATGAGATTAAGTCCCACATCTGGTAAATATAAAATGCACCACGGAATTGATATAGCTCCAGCGGGTCGTGGATATTATGTTGCATTAAAACTATCAGGTACAATTTCTGATGTTTCTTTAGGATATAGTGGTGGATATGGTAATTATGTTGATATTAAATCTGGAAATACAATATATCGTTTTGCCCACCTGGCAAAAGTAATGGTGAGAAAAGGACAACCCTATAATGGAGAAACAATTGGTGAAATTGGAAGTACTGGGGGAAGTACAGGAATACATCTTCACTTTGAAGTAAGACCGGGAGGTGGAGATTCTATAAACCCAAGACCATATCTAGGACTTCTTTCAATCGGAAAACAACTTACTGGACTTGCAGGGCAACCAGCACAAATTGCCGCTCCAACACCAGCACAAATAACACCATCAGGAACTCAACGGAGACAGCAAGCATCTCAACAATTAGCACAACAACAAGTTGGACCTAGTATTATTATTATAGAAGAAGAACCTCCTGCATCACAAACACAAGGTTCTATTGGTGGTGGAGGAGCGATGATGATTCCTCTCATAATTAATCCGTTAAATAGTTTCATCACAAAGAAACTTTTACTAGACTTAGCATACACATAATGTCAATTAAAAAGTCAATATACGAAGAACTTATACTTGAATCCAACGACCAGAAGAGGACCGTTGACATTAGAACTGGTACGGTTTCTATTGATTACTATGAGGATATTTTCTCACCTACGATTACCGTAAAGATTCAGGTAGGAAATACCGGAGATTCTATTCAGGCGCAGGATAATGAAGGAAATGCCACAGGAACATTTCAATCAATTTATAATGGTCTTCCTTTAAGAGGTGGTGAAAGAGTTTCTCTAAAGATTGCCGGAAATTCTGGAACAAATCCAGGACTAGATTTTGCAACCGACGAGAAAGATTATCTTTATGTTTCCAGTATTACAAATGTTATTTCAGAGTCTCAACGAGAATTCTTTGAACTCAATCTAGTTTCAAGAGAAGCAATTACGAATGAAACAGTAAGAGTTCCAAAGAAATTTCCAACCAGTCAATCAATTAGTGATTCTGTAGAAAGTATTATTAATGAATATTTAAGAACCGATAAGATTGATAAGATTGATAAAACACAAAACAAATATGGATTTATTGGCAATTTAAGAAAACCATTTACAGTATTAGTATGGTTGGCATCTAAAGGAGTTCCTGATATTTCAAAGAAAGACGCAACGGCAGGATATGTATTTTATCAAACGCAAGATGGGTTTAATTTTAGGTCAATTGATAAATTAATTTCTCAAGAACCAAAGGCAGAGTATAGGTATAGTGATGTAAACCAATCGGGAAATGAAAGAAATAATGACTTTAATATTTTACAATACACAACAAACAGAAATCAAAATCTAATTGAAAAACTTAGATTAGGGACTTATTCTAGTTATAGAATGTTTTATAATCCACTCACATTTGAATTTACTCCACCAGAGCAAGGAACCTTTAGATTAGGTAATTATGTAAGTGGTGTAAATAATTTAGGGCAGGAGCTCCAACTACCAAAGATTTCAAGTAGCTCTAATGTAAGTCTTGGAGATTCTCCTTCAAGAATTTTGACACAGGTTTTAGATATCGGCACTATGGAACCAGGTGTTTCTAGAGAAGAAAATTCTGATCCGTTTAAGTATCAATCGCAGGCAATTATGAGATACAACATACTCTTTACTCAGACTTTGAGTATGACCGTACCTTCAAATACTAATCTAAGAGCCGGTGATATTATAACCTGCAACTTTCCAAAGATTTCTAGAGAAGATGGGGCAACATATGACGATGAGCAAAGTGGTCTATATATGATAAAGGAACTATGTCATCACTTTGACACAGAGGGTTCATATACATCCATGACATTAATTAGAGATACATTTGGAAGTTACGGGACTAATACTGGGAAATCATAAATGGAAGAATCTTTACTCAAAAGTAATTTTCTAGGAAGAGATGGTTTTCGTTGGTGGGTAGGGCAAATACCACCAGAATCTGCTCACGGTGGGCAAATTAATGGAGCTGGATGGGGAAATAGATTTAAGGTTCGTATTATGGGATATCATCCTTATAATACCGTAGAACTTCCTAATGAAGATTTACCCTGGGCACAGTGCTTATTACCAACAACTTCAGGAACTGGAGCGGGAAATAATGCAACTACTATAAAAGTATCTCCCGGCGATACTGTATTTGGATTCTTTTTAGATGGTGATAATGCTCAGATTCCAGTTATTATGGGATGTTTTGGTAGAACTTCTCAAGTTCCCTCTGCAGATTATGTTGGTCCTTTTCAACCGTTCACCGGATATACTAGTAAGATTGCAAAACCAAATGGAACTTTAAAACCGGATCAATCACTTGAGCAGAATGCAAAATCACAAAAGTCCACAAGAGGTGTCTCACCGCAGCAAGCAGAAGCAATTGCTGATGATGAAATCTCATCTTTTAGTGCAATTGGTGATAAAATTCAACTTGGAAATACTGTAAATAATACTATTATTGGTAAAATATCTACAGAGGTTGGTAATTTACTGAATAAGATTAAGGCACCGGCAATATTTACAAATATCTCAAATGAAATTAATCGTGTAACTGATAAGATACAGGCAATTACAAATGGTCTTGTTGGTAATATGGTTAATGGATTATATAAAGGTATGATTCCAATTTTAAATAATGGTCTTCGGTTACTTTATCAATCAGTTTATAATATAGTTCTGGCAGCAACTCAAAATCCGGCAGTAGCTCATCTTGCTGGTGTCGCCGCACAAACTGCGATGGTTAATCCAATAAAGGCAGTAGAAGGAGCGATGCCTTGTGTTGCCGGTGCAATAATCAGTGGTCTTGGCGGTCTCATAAAAGAAATACTTAATTCTGTGGTTGATAATGTTCAAAATTTTGTAACCTGTGCCGCAAATCAGTTTACGGGAGCACTAGTTAATGATATTGTTGGCAAAATATCAAGTGGACTAAGTACGGCACTCGGAGGAATTCAGGCAATTTTAAAATTCGTACCATCATTCAGTGTTGATGGATTTTTGCGTAATAGTGTTGATTCAATTAAAGGTCTTGTTGGATTATTTGATTGTAATCAGAGTAAAGGAAAATCTGATGGTATTGTTGATGAATGGATAATTGGTTGTGGACCTGCAAATGCACCAGCACCTAGTTTTGATGAAATTTTAGCAAATGCAAATACTACCAATGCTATAGCAAATTCTGGTGATATATTAGGTGGAGTCTCAGGAGTTGCGGATATATTTGGCGCAATAAACAATATTCCAAATCAAATTGGCGGTTGTTATACTGGACCACCACTATTTTGCGGTGCTCCTGCAATTAGTATTTTTGGCGGTGGCGGAACAGGAGCAACCGCAATACCATTAATTGGTGCAGTTGTTGGTTTAACGGGAAGTATTATTGGTGCGAAAGTAACAAATGGAGGTTCTGGATATAGATTCCCACCGTTTGTGGAAATTATGGACAATTGCAATCAAGGATACGGTGCCGTTGCCAGAGCAACTATTAATGATGCCGGAGAAGTAGATTCAATTTATATTGTATCCGAGGGTGAAAATTATCCAACAGGAGATTTGTATGACAACTCTGCATTTACAACCGCAGATACTGTAATTAATAGTTCAACCGAGAATCAAACACAGTCATTAATTGCCAGAAATTATATTATCAGTAAGATTCTTATTCAAAATTCAGGTCAAAATTATATCGGTGAAGACACGGCAACAGATCAATTTGGCAATGAATACTCTATTGAAATATTTGAGGGAGCTATTATTAATGCTCAACCAATAAATACTAGAGTTATTGTTAATGATCTTCCAGTAATTGTAATTAAATCTGATACTGGTTCTGGTGCCATATTAAGACCTTTACTGGATATATTACCGGCAGAGTTCCAAGGTGAAGTAAAACAAGTAATCGATTGTGTAACATAAAATGGCAGAAAGACCTTTTGATAAACAAAACTGGCAGGGTAGAAGTTTAACAAGTTTTGGACCAAAGTTCAGAATAGATATGAACAACCCACAAATGGGTTGTAATGGAACTGAGGTTTATAATCTTTATGCCGTAACTAATAATAATGATGTATGTCTTACTGGATTAACCGAAGGTGGTAATTATAGAATATACAATGATCGCTCAATAGAAATTATTGCCGGGCAAAAAAGCGAATCAAATGGTGTAGATATTATTATCAGTGGAAGAAATGGAGATGTTTGTATAACTGCAGAAAAAAATGGAAGAGTAAGAATTCGCGCTCAAAATATTATGATTGATGCAGATGAAGACGTAGACATTAAAGCGGGAAGAAATATTACATTAGATTCTGGTTCGGGAAGAATCTTACTCAAAGCAAATAAGGCAGATTGTGATGCACTAACCGGAAATCTAGCTCCTAAAAATACTAGTTGGGGTGCTCAAGTCTTTGCCGGAACATTTGTGGGTGCAGATGTTCTTGATGTAGCTTTCAATCCTAGTGTAACTTCAATTATAGGTCTATAAAATGTCCAATATTAATGTAATCGGACAACAAGCATATTTTAATGAAGATGCTAAGTTCTTCAAGGACGTTTACATTTATGGAACTCTTTATTATGAATTTGAATCAAAGACCAAGGAAATATTTGGCGATGTTGAAATAAATGGTAGTGCAACATTTAATGGTCCAGTAGTTTTTAATAATAGTGTTGAGATTGGTGATGTATTAATCGCACAGGAATTAACAGTTCTTCGGCAATTTAATTCTTTAGGAAATTCTTTATTTTCAGGAATTTCTACATTTAATGGGAATGTCATAACAAATCAAGATTTATTTGCCAGAAGACTTAATGTTTCTGAATATTTTGGGGTAGGTATTGGCAGCACAGTTATATCTGCTAGTAGTTTTAGTGGTAATGTAGGAATTAATAGTGTTTTTCCGGAACAAAAATTAGATATTCTTGGAAGTATTAAAGTTGATGAATTTATTTACGACTCAGTAAATTCTCCTGGAGGAAATGGGTTTTATTTAAGTAGGGATGAAGATGGAATTCGTTGGGTTGCCTTTGAACCAAGTTTTACTGAGGGTATTTTTATTCAAGACGAAGGAGTTTATATTCCAACAACAGGAATAGCACAATCCTTTACGACATTAAACTTTAAACAAATTAACAGTCTTGGAGTAGGGACAGACACAATTATTCCCATTTTAAATCCAAGTAATCCTACATTTATAGCAGATATACAATCCCAAGATCTTTGGGGATTTACGTCTGGTGGCAATATCTATAGAATGACGAGTGTTGGAATACAAAATAACAATCCAACATCAACTTTAGACATTACCGGAACCCTTCATGTTACTGATGCAGTTGATTTTGATTTAACTTTAAATGTTGATGGCGAAACTACACTTAATAATACTCTAGATGTTGATTTAACTTCAAGATTAAGAGGACTAGTAACCGTTGATGTTGGTATTGTGCCCGCCGCTGATGAAGGAGCATATCTAGGAACTCCTTCACTGCCATTTTCCGATGCACATATTGGAGAGATTAGAATTGCCGATGGTGCTAATAATAATACTATTGATACTGCATCTGGAGACTTAAATCTTGATGCTGCAACTGATTTAGTAAATGTTCAGGCAAATTTAGATGTTGACGGAACATTAAATGTTGATAGTGCCACAACACTTAATACTACTCTCCAAGTTGGAATTGCTGGCACGGTTATTACAACAACAGGAATTGGATCCGTTGGATTTGGCACAACTGTTCCGGAAAGGGATATTCAATTCAAAGAAAAGGATATTTTCTTTGATGGATCGGCAATATATGATACTAATGAAAATGTCGGATTTAGGTCAGAACAATATCAAGTTCCAAGAAATGTTTTAACTACCGTTGGAGTTGATACATCGGGAGGTATTATAGGTGGTAGATTTTTTGATGCTGCAAATCTCATCAGACTTAATCTTAATTTTATTGCAAATGAGGCAATTGGATTTTTAACAAGTACTGATTATAAAAATCCACCTTTCAATATAGTCAATTCCTTGGGCGTTACTACAGATCCCGTAAATTGTAAAGATGATATTAAAGATATTCTAAAGGCAATTACCTATGATATTACAAGAGGAGGAAACTCCAGGTCTGTTGGTGCCGGACTATCTTATTATAATGGAAATACATTAGTACATATTAATACCACGGATACTAATGGATACTCGGTAAAAGATGCTACAATTGTCGCCATTACAACAGCGGCACAAATTGCAAGATATGTAATTAATAATGCAACCCTTCCAAAGTCATATCAGAGCGTAGGATCTAGTTTTCCTCAAATTAAAGATTTAACTTTAGAGGATGATTCTGTTGTAGGATCTAATACAAATATTAATGGATGCTCTAATGTTGTCTCTGCAATTACTGTCTGTGCAGGAATTGTAACCACAATTATTAATGGCGGACCTTCTGCTTCTCCCAGAACCACATATCCTGATGGAAAGATAGTATGGGCACCTGCCGGAGCAGATTCCAAGAATATCATTTATGTTTCTAAGTATGGAAATGATGATAATAATGGAAGAACCGAAGGATCTGCTAAATTAACTATTGGTTCTGCTGCCGCAGAGGCAGAACCTGGCGACACTGTTATGATTCGTTCTGGCGTTTACTATGAAAATAATCCGATTGGTCTTCGCACAGATGTCACAATTTCTGGTCAAGATTTAAGACTAGTAACAATTGTTCCTAATAATCCAAATAAAGATGTTTTTCATGTAAGAAGAGGATGTTTAATTGAAAACCTAAACTTTGCGGGTAAAGATATAACTGTAGATCATACTGGGTGTGGTGCCTTGGCATTCCCACCAACAAACCCCTCAGATTATGCAGTTTCTGGATATATTGCACCAGGACCAGCAACTGAAGGTCCGACCGGAAGGTGGAGAAGTCCATACGTCAGAAACTGTACCAACTTCATGACAAAAAGTATTGGTATGAAAATTAATGGCGATCATGCAACTGCCTCTACAATTGGTAATGATTTAAAATGCATGGTTTGTGATTCTTTCACACAATATAATGAGGCGGGTATTGGCGTATCAATTACAAATAATGGATATGCTCAGTTGGTTTCTATCTTTACGATTAACTGCGATATCGCAATTTATGCAGATACTGGAGGTTCTTGTGACCTTACAAACTCTAACTCCTCATTTGGTAATTTTGGATTAGTTGCCGTTGGTCTTGGTTCAACAGAGTTCACCGGTAAAGTTTTGGGGGACAGTATTCCTGAAGTTGATACAATAACTCTTACTTCTGTATTTGATGCATCTAATCTTCCAAGAAGACCTTATGATGGACAATCCCTTTGGTTTAAAATTAACCTTGATAATTATCCAGATGCCGTGGGGTCCGGAGTCATTACCCAACCTTTAAGAGAACTAGGGTCCATTCAAGTTTTAAATGGGGGTTCTGGATTTAGTGCAGTTTCTCCACCAAATATAATTATTCGTGATGCCGATGGAACAGTTCAACCAAAAGGTCCTCAATCTATTATTGCCGAAGTAAGTCCTACAATTAATGATGCCGGAGAAATTACGGCAATAGATGTTGTGAGTACTGGTAGAAATTATTTGGCATCTCAAAATATCGTTGTAGACATTGAGGGTAATACCGGTCTTGCAACTGCCATAATGAGCCCTATTTACTTCACAGTATCTGCGGCTACTCCACCAACATCTCCAACTGGAATTACAACAGTTACTTTTAATGAGTTTATTCCTTATGAGTTATTTGATGATGATGATATTGAATTAAGAAGAATTAGCAGAATTCTGACAAGTTCACATTCATTTGAGTATATCGGTACGGGAACAGATATAAATACAGCAACACCTCTTAAGGGTGCGGTTCCAATTAAGGCAAACGAAGTTGTTGCCCGCGAAGGCGCTCAAATTCCATTTACTAGTACAGACCAAAAAGGTAATTTTGATATTGGAGAAGGAATTCAAATTGACCAAACAACTTCTTCAATCAGAGGAAGAGATTTTAGTAGAGCAATACAAGCAGAAGTTACACCTTTAATACTTGCGTTGAGATAATACGATGGCAGTAGCACCACTTAATAAGTTTTTAACAATTGCAGTTCCAGTCGCACCGGGAGAACAGACGGTATATACAACTCCTGTAGGAGTTTCTGCAATTTTACTTTATGCACAAGTTTCAAATGTAGGTGTGAATACATATCCAACTGTTACATTTACTCATAGAAGGAAGAGTGTTGCGTCTAAAACAACGGGAAATACTAGAAATAATAGAATTGTAAAAGATGCCGAAATTCCACCAAATGATTCTTTAATCATTATTGACGGCAGATTAGTTTTAGAAAGAACCGCCTTAATATCGGACTCAATTGTTATAGAAGGAACTCAGGCAGGTATTGTTACTGTTACTAATTGTCTTTATGATAATACAAGTGGTATTACAACTGTCACCACACTTACTACGCATAATTTTAATGTTGGTGATGAAGTAACTATGAGTGGTCTTGCATTCACCTGTACCCAAGGAAGTGGAATAACGACCACTATTTTTCCAACACCTCAACAATCTTTTACTATTGATTCTATTATTGGAAGTGTTGGCACTTCTAAAACGTTTGTGACAAATTCGGGAATTGTGGTGGGAATTGCTCATACTTATGTAAGCGGTGGGAAAGTGGGACCACTACAAATGGAATTTATTTGTAGTGTACTAGAAAACTCAACAGTATAATTGTAATGCCAAGATATCTTACTAATAGAGTTAAAAGAACTCCTCAATCTGAACTTTCTGATGATAGGTATAGTTATATTGGTCTAAATCAGGCAGAACCAAATCTTGGCGATCCTGCTGTGCCGGGAGAAATAATTCCGGTAGGAACTCAATATCAGGTCATATCTCTTCTTGAAAGACCGGGAGAAAGATATTGGATTCCTGTTGGTGGAGGATTGATTCCTGGGGCAATTACTGTTTATGAAGAAGGTATTATAACTCCTCCCGGCGGAATCAGTAGTATTAGTCAACTTAATTTTAAGGGAAATGCTATTACTGCACAGGGCTATTTAAATTTTGACGGGTCTCCTGGAATTGGAGTCACAATAACCGTGTCACCGCCAGGAAATGAGGGAAGTGTATTATTTAAAGAATTAAATGATTTTGCAACATCTTCTGGTTTGGTCTTTAATAGTTCTGTTGGAATTCTAACCATCGGTATTGGATTAAACGTTGGAACCAGCGGAACATTTTTTACAATAAAACCAACAGGATTGATTGGTATAGGAACCGCAAATCCAACACAAGAACTTCACCTTCAAGGAGACCTTAGACTTACAGGAACAATCTATGATTATAATAATAATCCGGGAAATGATGCTGAAATTTTAGTTAAAAATAATTTTGGTGGATTAATCTGGGTAAATCAATCTACACTTAGAGCAGGAGCAGGCGGAACATATCAACAAGTTCAGTTTCATAATTCTGCTGGATTAGTTGATGGTGCCTCAAATTTTGTATTTGATGATATTAATAATCGTATTGGTATTGGGAGCACTCAACCAAAAGTCTTACTAGATGTTTTAGGAATATCTAGTTTTAAAGGCGGAACTTCTATTGATAATCTTACTGTAACTGGAATAGCGACAATTGGAACTCTTGTAGTATCTGGACTAACAACCACTCAAAATCTGTATGCATCCGGAATATCAACCCTTGCAAGTGCTGATATTAATGCGGGAGAGGTTGATGTTACTAGAATTCAAACACAAAATCTTCAAGTTACTGGAATTACGACAGTTGGTTTTGTTACTGGCACAAGCGCATACTTTACGGGTATTGTAACCGCAAGAAAGTTTGTTGGGGAACTTAACGTAAGTGACTTATATGTAACTGGCATTTCAACATTCTTGCAAAAAGTTAATATCAATAGTGATTTAGGAGTTACTGGACTTACTACAACTCAAAATCTTCAGGTTTATCAATCAACTACTCTGAATAGATTAAATGCTACTGGATTATCAACTTTTACAACAGTTGATATAAATGGCGGCGAAATTGATGTTACAAGAATTGGTACTCAAAATCTGAATGTATCCGGAGTAGGAACCTTTAGCTCTCAAGCCAATATTAATAACTTAAATGTTACTGGAGTCGGCACATTTGACAATATTAAACTTGATGGAAATACGATTAGTTCAAATGTTGGAAATCTTATATTAGACTCAAGTGCCGGAACAACTCAAATTAATGATGCAATTTATATAAACGACTCAACAGAATCTGCAAATAAGGATAGTGGTTCAATTGTCACCGAAGGTGGTGTTGGAATTGAAAAAAATCTTAATGTTGGTGGGCAACTAAATGTCGTAGGAGTAACTACTCTTGCTTCTGCTGGTGGAATTACAACAACAGGTGGAGATTTATATGTTAAGGGTGATTTGTATGTAAGTGATGATATTTTCTATGATGAACTTTTTACCAGAAATGGATACTTCACGGGAATAGTTTCAACAAAAGACTTAAATGTTACTGGGATTACAACCATAGCAACATTAGGCGTAACCGGACTTACGACTACTAGAAATTTAAGAGTAATTGGTGTCAGCACATTTGATGGATTGCTTGATGCCAATGGTGGAGCAACAATTGATAATATCCAAATAGGTATTTCTGGCGATAATGAAATTGATACTTCTACAGGAAATCTAACCATTGATTCTGCCGGTGGAACCACAACAATTGATGATAATTTGATTGTTTCTGGAATTTCTACATTTAATGGTAATGTAATTTTAGGAGACGCCACTACAGATACAGTAACCTTTACTTCCAGAATTAATTCTAATGTTCTTCCCTCTACAAATGGAACTTTAGAT